TCCTCTGAAAGTCCGGTCGCTCAAAGTTCGTGCCACTAAAGCCATCGTCGCAGAACTCCATCTGCGGCAGATTAGAAAGGTAAGGGTTCTGTTCGATATGTCGCTGGATCAGCTGACGCTGTGCAGCAATACTGTTACTTTCATCCTTTGCCTTGTTGGTTCTCTTGTCCACATCTTCCAGAGAAAGACGGAGATAGATGCCAATGCACTTTTTCATATTACGCAACCTCCTTTCTGAGAATGTCGATAGTATCGTAGATAGCCTTAAACTCATCCATGTGGTTGAACTCAATACTCAGGGAGCTATCTTCGTTCATCTTCATAGAAACAATCATTGCATCCACCATTTCGGCAGTAACCTCGGTGGCATGATGATATTTCTTTACAAGTTCAGCCCATTTCTTTTCACCACGGAGCTGTTCTTCAAATCTGTTCGTGGTTCCTTCAAGTTCTGCCAACTGCTTTTCCAAGCGTTTGATCTCGCCCAGAATGACTTCACGGGTCTGTGCATAGTCCTCATCAGAGATAAGACCCTCACGCAGATCTCGGTAAAGACCTCCGAATAAACCTTTCTTGTGGTCGAGCTTCTTTTGCAGAGACTTGATTTCATCTTTCTGTCCGTTCTGCTTCGCCATGGCTTTTTTCATAGCCAACAACTGATGCAGACTGTCCTGCATATCTACAAACAGGTCAAGTTGTGCCTGAATGGTAGAAAGAACAGCTTCATCCAAGTCTGCTTTACGCATCTTCTTCGCATTGCAGGCTCTTGTGCCATGCTCGGCATAGGTCGGACACTTAAAGGTAAAGTACACCTTGTCTTTCTTTGTGCTGAAAGAACGGACGAGTTTCATTACGGAGCCACAGTCAGCACAGGTGAATTTCTTCCCATAGATGTTTACAGCTTTCGGTAAGTGGTCATACTTACCGCTGTTTGCCTTTGACTTTTCAGCGGCAGCATTGTTAATAGCCTGAACCTTATCGAACAATTCCTGTTCAATAATAGGCTCATGGGTATTCTCAACGATGATCCAGTCCTGTTCCTCTGTACGATGGAAGGAGATACCGGCATATAAACATTGAGAAGCCTTTCTCTGAGCCAAATGACCCAGATAAGTAATATCCTTCAGAATCTCAGTAATCATGTGCTTGTTCCAGAGGATAACACGGTCTTTTTGGTTGTTGTTCGTAACAATGCCACGGTTCGCTTTATACTGCCCCGGAGAGAGAACACCGCTGTCGTTGAGCTTCTTATTGATGCCCATGTAGCTCATACCTTCGCTACGCCACAGAAAAATCTGCTTTACGACAGGTGCAGTCTCAGGGTTAATAATCAGCTGATTCTTATTCTTTGGGTCTTTCAGGTATCCATACTTTTCCCATGCACCAATGAAGTCGCCGTTTTCCATCTTACTTCTCAGGGCAGATGATACCTTGCGAGAGATGTCTTTGGCGTAGTAATCGTTGATGATATTGGAAAGGGACACAGAAAGCTGACCACTTGCTTCTACGGTGTCGGTATCAAAACCATCATTGATAGCAATGAAACGGATACCGAAGAACGGACAGATTTTTTCAAGGAACTCACCGGTCTCAATATAGTTACGTCCAAGTCTGGAAAGGTCTTTTACTACGATGCAGTCAACCTCTTTTGCCTGAACTGCTTCCATCAGCTTCTGCCACTCAGGACGGTCAAAGTCCGTTCCGGTATAGCCGTTGTCAGTAAAAGTTCCCACCAGTTGCAGATACGGGCGGTTACTTACATACTCATTGAGCAATGCAAGCTGATTTTCGATGGAATCAGAGCTATTCAGGTTATCTTCACGAGAAAGACGAGCGTAGATAGCAGTCTTGTGAACAACAGTAAACTGTTCCGCAGCAACGGTCTGACTGGCTAATGCCTGTTGACGGCGCTTTGACGGTCTTGCCATTTAGCTCACCTCCCTTATGAACGAAATCACCTTCTTTGCATTGGCTTTCGCTTTTTCTTCCTCCAGGAACTCCATAATCGCCTGGAACTGATCTGCGTTATTCAGAACAACATGAACCTGCTTATCCTCGGTAATCTCAATTCTATCAATGAAATTGACTACGACTCTGCGGTTCAGTTCCTGAATGTTTTCGTATTCTCTGAACTGTGCAAGCCAGTTCTGCTGTTCCGTGAGACCGGAACTGATTTGATTTCTATTACCTACCAGACGGGAAATAGCTTCTTTGGCTTCCTGAATGTTCTTGTCGAACTCAGCCTTAAAAATGAAGTATTCCTCACGGGTAATCATTTCTGTCTTGAAGTCCTCGTACACATGAGCTTTCATCTGCTTGTTGTGTTCGATAACTTCTTCCTGTCTGGTAATTTTTGAAGCAATACGCTCCATTTCACGGCGCTCCCAAGAGATACCGTTCAATTCCCCAAGGGCAATTTCCAAGTTTAAGGCAAGAGAAACCTGTGCCTGAATAACCGCAAGAGCAGCCTCGTAAACAACCTGTTCCTTTACGGAGTGTGCATCACATACCTTGCGATCTACCTTATTGGCATTGCAAACAAAGTACACATACTCCTTGCCTGCGGACTTGGTTTTCTTTCTGGTCATGGTACTCTGGCAATCAGCACAGAACACCTTACCTGAAAACAGATGCACAGAATCATCACCCGAAGGACTTCTTGTGTCCTCAAGCATGAGCTTCTGAACCATATCGAAAACGGAAGGAGAAATAATTGCATCATGTGCGTTCTCAGTTCTCATCCAATCCGCTTCATCTTTTGTGGTTCTGCTTTTGATTTTATGGTTTGGAGTCGTTGTCTTTCCCTGAACCAGAGTGCCGATGTACATCTCATTTTTCAAAATGCGATAAATCGCTTTTGCGCCCCAATCGGTCTGAATCTGTTTTTTGAAACCAGACTGGTATTTGGAACCACTCTGTCTCTTATATTCATAAGGGGACGGAACACCGTCTTTATTCAGCTTGTCTGCAATCTGTGCAGGACTGAAGCCATCCATCTTCATACTGAAAATGCTCTGGATGACCGGAGCAACAGTCTGGTCGATGACCAGTTTGTTTTTATCATCGTCAGATCTACGATAGCCGTAGACCACATGACTTCCAACAAATTCGCCATTTCTTCTCTTGGTCTCCAAGTTAGAACGAATCTTGATGGAAATGTCTCTGCTATAAGAGTCGTTAATCAGGTTTTTGAACGGAAGAATGATTTCGTTGCCTGCCTGCTGAGACTGTGCAGAGTCGTAGTTGTCGTTGATGGCAATAAAACGGATGCCCAGGGACGGAAAAATCTTCTCGATGTATCTGCCGGAATCAATGTAGTCACGACCAAAACGGGAAAGGTCTTTGACAATGATGCAGTTGATTTTTCCTGTTTTGACCTGTTCCATCATTCGCTGAAAGTCAGGACGGTCAAAATTAGCACCTGTATAACCATCATCGCAGAACTCCTGAACCAAAGTGATCTCAGGGTTTCTGCTCAAATAATCTTCAATCAGCTTTCGCTGGTTAGCGATACTGTTGCTTTCTTTCTTCTCGCCAGAAGAAAGGTCGCCATCTTCCTTCGATAAACGCAGGTAGATGGCGGCATAGTAAATCTTATCAATAATTTTTTGCATAGTGCGCCACTCCTGTTTGTTAATCGTCCGAAGCTGAAAAAACAAACCGGAGTTTTCGCATGATTTTGTCCAAGGCTATGTTACCATAGCGGACTGCGAAAATCCAGTTTGTCGCCGCATTAGTATCTCGCCAATTTCTGCCAACGGATTTATCCGTTACATAGAAGCAATCATGTTGATGAAGTTGTCAGTAATCGTGTTCTGCGTATTTGCAAACGACACTCTCACAACCGTGTTGCCTACTTTGAACTGGTAAGGATTTTTAATCTGCTCGATAAAGGATTTGATTCTTTCCTCACTCGGCAAAGAGCGATCAATTTTCACATCTCGAATATCCACCAGCTGTTCAGCTGCTGTAGATTTTGTCGCTTCACTTCTTGTCATCTGCAATCACCACCTTCGTTAATCATTCTTGCCAAAATCTTCCTGAGTTATTCATGGAACCTCATCGGCAAAAGTATAGGCAGACCCACCAAGGCAGGTCTGCCCATAGTTTTTACTGACGAGAGGATGTATTCAAATCCAGACTGACAAGCAACGCTCTATTGATACCGAACATTTCTTTTCGGGTAACTCTACCCAAATATCTTTCAATGCGCTGCTTATCAATGGTTCTGATCTGCTCCAACAGCACCATGGAAGGTCTGCTGAGAGCCGGGTTATCTCTAATCAGAAAATGGGTTGGCTGTTTTGTCTTTTTTCTGATTCTGGCTGTAACGGTCGCCACAACCAGAGTAGGGGCGTGTCGGTTGCCGGTGTTGTTCTGAATAACAACAACCGGGCGAACACCACCTTGTTCAGAACCGCAGAACGGAGACAGGTCAGCCAAATATATATCGCCACGGCGGTATTCCCAATTTTTATTCATCACCTGTTAGCCCTCCTTTCATCGGCTTATGTAAGAGGGGC